GATCTTATTGATGAAGAAATCGTTTCTGTAAGATTTGAACCCGGATACTTTGATGATGACGATGATGACGATGATGAAGAAGAATAAACTCTAAATATCATTAAGATTATAATTACATATTAAACAATTATGACAGCGACAAAAGCAACACCAAAAACAACTGCCTCAGTAAACGAAGATTTGCCAGCAAATCCTTTCATATTTGAAATTTTAAATCTTGTATCTAAGCAGAGGACCAACATTAAAAAAGTTGAAATTCTGAAAAAATACATAGATCCATCACTCAAAGCAATTTTTATTTGGAACTTTGATGAGAGTGTAATATCCGCTCTTCCGGAAGGAATTGTTCCATATTCAAGTGTTGGGGAGCAAAATTCATTCAGTGGAACTTTAAGTGAAAAAATAGAAGATGCCGTGGGTAAAATGAGTGAAATGGGATCTAATTCACTCGGTTCTCAAGACCAAGGATTTTCTTCAATTCGTAAAGAATATTCAAAGTTTTATAACTTTATTAAAGGTGGTAATGATGGACTGAGTTCTCTTCGTAGAGAAACGATGTTCATTAATATTCTTCAGGGTCTTCATCCTCTAGAGGCAGAGATTCTATGTCTGGTCAAAGATAAGAAACTTGAAACGAAATATAAAATCACGAAGGAAATTGTTTCTCAGGCATATCCAGAAATTGTGTGGGGAGGTCGTTCGTGAGTAGAGTTCGTAATGTGGAAAGCAATATCACCGAGGAGAAAACTACTATGGAATGGACTCCGGAAGAAAAGAAAGATATTCCTCCTCGTTATGGGTGTGAGATTCTGATTGAAAATGCATCACTTGCTCAGGTTAAAGATCCTTCTTTTCCTAATGATGCATATATCGTATCTTATACATTAAAAGGAAACTCTTATATGGATTTGTGTCGTGGTACAAGAGTTAAAATCTTTGATATGTATTACGATAAGTTCGGTCCAGATGTAATTACAAAAATTGATTGGGGATATGGAAGAGTATCTCCTAGGATTTGGGGATACAAAGCACCCGAAAAGAAAAAGAGAAAGTAATTTCTCATATCGGGCAAAAAAATTCCCCCAAAATTTTTGCCCCTTAAGGTTTTTTGAAAAGGTAGCAGCATGATACACTTTAGTATCGGTTGCTACTTTTTTGATTTTATGCTAATATATACAGTACGTTGATCGCACACGCGACGGAAGTACCATTTGGGAAGCAACGCACCAATACCTAAAAAGTAAAGGAGCAAACCTAATGTCCAAAGTCGTATATCGTGGTGTTGAATATGATACCCAAAAGCGTATTGAATACCAACAGCAAATGATGCAGCAACCCCAACAATACAACGAAACCTATCGTGGTATTAAGTATGTAAAGGAGGGGCACAAATGAACACTTATTTCGTTCGCTATCTCAAAACAAAAGCAAAGAAGGAAAAACTCCTTCAAGTAGCACAACTGAATATGGCAAAAAAACCACAAGTTGCCTGAAACTGGGAGGATTGACATCCTCCCTTTTTTTATGTAAAATAAGAGGAGAGTATTACAAGATATGGACAAAGAAAAATTAAAACTTATCGTTCGTAATATAGAATTGCTTGTGGATTCATTAAAGGCAGAAATCTATTCTGATGTTTCTGCTTATACTCCTATGGAACCGGTGAGAAAAAAGGCAATTTTAGACTATGATGAAATTTTTGAGGATAGTGATTTAGATGACGAATAGAGCAAAAGAATTGGTAAAGTTGCTTGAAAGATTGAGTAAACAAGATCATCTTTATTCTGATGAGCAACTGGTAGAAATGAAACAACAATTGCGAGTTGTAAAACAAGAACTTGCAGAACTTGAAGCAAAAACATCAAAAGGATTTGGAAAGAAATGAGACCTATTAAAGCAAAAGATCTTCTTGAACTTGATAAGAGACTTGAAGTAGTAAAACTTCAAGGATATCCAATTCCAGAGCAGGTAATTTACCAAGCAGGAAAGTGTGACTATTCGGAAATTCCTATTCATCATCAACAAATTCCTACACCGCAGAAGTGTGGTGAGTGGATTGTGGAGCAACTCCTAAGCAACGAGAGAGGGCACTGGGGACCTGTAGAACACCCCGGTATTACATTCTCGGTGTCTGGGTATGTCCACAACGTTATGGTGCAAGCAAGGACTCACAGGGTAGGTGTGACGTTTGATGTTCAATCTCAACGATACACTGGTAAGAGAGTTGTGAAGGTGGCACAAGGAGAATTGAAACCTGATGAAGTTTTCTATTCTCGTCCTCCTGGTTTCTATACCAATCGTAAGGGTAAGAAGTATGAATGGACTCAAGAAGATTATGATGATGAGATGAAATGGTATGTAGAAGGATGTAAGCGTTATGCTGTGAAGTATGAAAAGGGAATGTGTGAAGAACATATTCGTGATGGTCTAGCACAAGGAATTCGTCAAAACTTTGTAGTCTCTTGCAATCTTCGTTCTATTCTTCATATTCTTGATCTTCGTGCTAAGTTGGATGCTCAACTTGAAATTCAGGCATTAAGTGAACAAATTGCTCCCGAAATTCAAAAATGGGCACCAAATGTTTGGGGTTATTATGAAGAAAAGCGTCTTCATAAAGCACGGTTGAGTCCATAAATATTTTTGTAAATTATTATAACTTATGCCTACTTATAGATTTGAGAATACGGAAACGGGTGAAATCTTTGAGAAATGGATGTATATGGCAGATAAAGAACCATATCTCAAAGAAAACCCTCATATCAAAGCACTCATTCCAACACAAATGAATGTTGGTGAAGTAGGTGATTGGCGGAATAAACTAACTTCCAAGCACCCTTCGTGGAATGATGTATTGGGTCGTGCCCAAAAGATGCCCGGATCAAAAGTACAAAAACTCTAAACACTTATGGCAAGAAGAAAAAGAGCAGAGCAACCAATCGGTGTTGGTCTTACAACTCGTCAGGCAAAGCGTAAAAAACCGTTAAGTTCTGAATATCTAGTAGATATTGATCCACTTACCGAAAATCAAAAGAAACTTTTCAATTCTTATGCCGCTCAAAAACATTTAGTTGCCTATGGATGTGCCGGTACTGGTAAAACTTTCATTACTCTTTATAATGCTCTTCGTGAGGTTTTGGATGAAAGAACACCTTACGAAAAAATCTACCTTGTTCGTTCTTTAGTTGCCACAAGAGAAATTGGATTTCTTCCCGGTTCTTATGATGACAAGTCAGATATTTACCAGATTCCTTATAAGAATATGGTGAAGTATATGTTCCAACTTTCAAGTGATGCCGAATTTGAGATGCTTTATGGCAATCTTAAGGCACAGGAAACAATTAAGTTCTGGAGCACCTCATTCCTCAGAGGAACTACGCTTGATAATTCTATTATTATTGTGGATGAGTTTCAAAATATGTCATACCACGAGCTTGATTCTATTATCACTCGTGTTGGTGAGAACTCAAAGATTATGTTCTGTGGAGATGCCACTCAAAGCGATCTTCAGAAAACAAATGAGCGTAATGGAATCGTTGATTTTATGACCGTATTGCGTAAAATGCCATCTTTTGATATAATTGAGTTTGGTGTAGATGATATTGTTCGTTCTGGACTTGTCAAAGAATATATTATTGCAAAACTAGAAGCAGGTTTTTAATGTTTAATCATCTTGATAATGTACTTCCTCAACTTGAAAGAGAAACAATTGATGGAGTCCGATATTATTCCGTACCAGATGAAGACCAACTGCTCAAGTTGGTCTCTATCACTTCCGTAACCAGTCATTTTAATAAGGAAATCTTTGTTAAGTGGAGAAAAAAAGTCGGCACAGAAGAGGCTGACCGTATCACCAAAGCAGCAACCAGTCGTGGAACAGACCTACATACTTTAGTTGAGAACTATCTTTATAATAGGGACCTTCCTCCAGTTCAACCCATATCAGATTTTCTTTTTAAGATTGCTAAATCAGAACTGAACAGGATTAATAATATCTACTGTCTGGAAGGGGCTCTATATAGTAAACAACTTGGTGTTGCCGGTACTACTGATTGTATTGCCGAGTTTGATGGAGAACTTGCCATCATAGACTTTAAGACTTCTAAAAAACCAAAACCAAGAGATTGGATTGAGAATTATTTCGTTCAGGCGATGTTCTATGGAATGGCACTCTATGAGATGACTGATATTAGAGTCAAAAAACTAGTCATCATTATGGCGTGTGAAAATGGTGAATGTGTTGTTTATGAAGAGAGAGACCTTAACAAATATATGAAACTTGTTGTGGAATATATTAAAAAGTTTGTGAATGATAAACTTGAACTAATGTCTATTTGACTAATTGATTATTTTATTTTATACTACATATTATTACTCTTAAATTATGGCAAATATATTAGAGACATTTCTAGAAATTAATATAGAATCTATGGAACAAACGGAAACGAACAAAGAATTAGAAAAAGCAATAGAGGATAAGTTTCTTACTCCTTCCAAATTTGCTTTAGAAATTGAAAAAATAGTTGCGGAAGAAAACTGTAATTATATTGATGCTATTTGTCATTATTGTGAAATCAACGGTATTGATGTAGAATCGGTTACTAAATTGATTTCTAAACCTCTTAAAGAAAGATTAAAGTATGATGCGATTAGTCTTAACTTTATGAAG